TAACTATCGTCCAGAACTCTTTTCTTTTTGAGTGGTATTGATACGACAGTTTCTGCCCGGGGTTTACCGTTATCTGTTTTACCTTGGTGTATTCGGTTTCAAGTAGGATCTCGTAAAATCCCCATGGCCTTTCTTCTATCATTTATAACTTTTTGTGTTTAGATATTTTTGTTAACAACCGGCTCCTGGGATTCTGAGATCTTCTTCAATTTGTTCATAGCTGTCTTTAATTTCTAGTTGATTTTCGTTGAATATATGTAACAACCCATATCCTTCCATTTCTGCAACAACCCTAATATCGCCACCAGAAGTTTTAAATACAGAGACGATGGTACAAGGAAATTTATATCCTTTCGGCTTATATGCTTTGTCTCCTATTTTAAATTTTGTATTTATTATTTTCATAGTTTTAATGCCACAATTTTATTTACTGTTGGGTTTTTTTCGTTAATTGAATACTTTTATAATTTGACTCGAGTGGTGTGTTTTTTCTCCTAACTTATCAATGATTTGGATACTCAGTTCGTCACATACTTTTTTCTCAGGTATTTCATCAGCGAACCTGTCTCCACCTTTTGTAAAGACAATCTCAGCATCATGGTCAATATTTAAAATAGCACTATGTAGTGCCCGTATTGATTTACATACTGACTCATCCTCATCAGTTGATACAAAGGAATAATCCACATACCGTATTGCTCCCACTATTTCCTTCCTATATTGTTCATCTTGGAATGATGGGACACCACGTTTTAATTCAGCTTGTTTATCGTTGTTCACTATAACCCATACCTCATCCGCTATTTCTTTAGATAATTTAAGACACTCGATGTGTCCAGGATGAATTGGGTTAGCATACATTGATGTAATTGCGTATCTCATAACTTTAAATTTCTTTTAAATAAAAATACAAATCGACTTTTGGACTCTCAAATCTACCAACAGAGTATATTCGTTTCCTCACATTCGTTGTTAATTCACTCATCACTACTCCTTTTCGTTTATTAGCAGCGTGTGCATATAAATTATTACCTAAATAAATAGCCACATGCCATCCTGATGGACTGTTGGGACTTATAAAGAACAACAAGTCACCAATAGATATCTCATCTTTAGATACTTTGGTAGCTACTTTGTATTGTGTTTTAGCTGTTCGGGGAATAAGTATATTAAATACCTCCTCATACATTTTCTGTACAAAACCCGAACAATCAATACCTTTAAGTGTAGTTCCACCATAGCGATATGGAGCACCCACCCATGTATTGATAAATGAGTCTAATTTGGATGTTTGGCTATAGTCGGTTAGACTAAGTAAACACAGCAGTGCTGTAATAATTAGTTTTTTCATGGTTATATATATGTATTAATTACTTAAAGGTAATTTGGTGTGATTGAAACTCTATATTTTAATGTTCTATTAGTCATATCCATGATCCCGAATGTTACTGAATCATATTTGGGATTAACCATCGTTGGTGTTATCATGTAGCCTTCCAATTTATCTAGTGTTTGCTTAACCTTATTAACTAAACTAACAGGTATTTTAGTTTCAACTTCTGATTTTTTAAGTGTTTCTGGATTGTAGTAATCCGATTTGTAGTTTTCCATAATTTATATTTTTTTAGTTTGATAAAGGCATTTTAATAGTTGAGTGTGATTGGTAATTTTCAAGTTGAAAGTCAGATATGTCAAACTCTTCAAATAGTCGTTCGTCATTTGGATGCTTATATTCTTCAGGGTAACCCACAATTTTTAATGTTGGTAATGGGTATGGTTCTCTAGTTCTGTTCGGTATATTATTCTTTTTAAAAAATTCATCATAATTTGCTTTGGATAATTCATCAAAACTCATTACATTATTTTTAACTAAAGATAACCTTTCTTCCAAACTCAACTCTCTACCAATCTGCTCCTTTGCTTGTTCAATATGGTTTAAGTATAAGTGTGTGTCACCTAAATTTCCAATCAATTCATCAGGAACCATATTAACTGCTTTAGCGATTATCTCTAATAACAACCCGTAAGATGCTATATTAAAGGGGATGCCGAGACCCACATCACAACTTCGTTGATTCCACATTAACGAGATTGCTCTACGAGGTACTCCTCTTTTATCTAATGTAATATGATGGTCTGGGTATTCACCAATTAAACTATCAAAATGATTATCATACTTCTGTCTTTCTTGAACTGACATTTCTCTTGTATAAACTTGAAATCCATAGTGACAAGGAGGAAGTACCATTTTTCCTTCTGTAATATGTTTTCTTCCATATCTGAAATTAAAATCTTTGTCAGTTTTTAGTTTTTCTAAAAACTCTTCTTTACTTAGCTGATTCATATATTTTGTAATTTAAGTATTTAACATTTTTTGATTTAATTCGATTTCTTAATGTTGATAAATTTATCTCAGTTTTAATAGAAGCTTCTGTTAGACTTTCATAAACAATTCCCCCTATTTCAACCTTAACTATGTTTCCTGGTTTTTTACCTTTGTTAGCTTCACTAAGTTTTCTTTTCGTTTCATCAGACTTAGGTTTTTTATTAGCATCAGATATTCTTTGCTTAATTTCATCAGTGTGGGTTCTACCTTTCATCGGGTTATTTTGTTTCATCCAGTCGGAATGATTAGTATTATCTTTTCCTTTCCAATAACCTTCTTTACCTTTATTTAATTTGCTTATTTTATCGCTAATGCTATTTCTTTCTTCTTCTGTTAAGGTTTCATGCCATTTTTTTCTAGCTTCTGACATTTTAATCTTTGAATCACCATTATGTTTTTTTCCAAAGTTTAGACTGTTTTCACCTTTATATTTTCCAACAAAAGAATCTTTCCATCTTTCCATTTCATCTTCACTCCTCTTTCTACCTCTGGTTGGATTGTTTTCTTGCATCCATTCTGAATGTTTTTGTCTAATTAAATCTTTATCCGGATGATTTGAAATAGTGTCCCCGCCATTTCCACCTAACGCTATATTATATCCAATATTTCTATCAGTTGACTTGTAAAAGTTTATCCAATACCTTTCTCTTTCATCCAAGTGTTCTTTTGATTCACACTCTTCAATTATTTCTTTGATAAAGTTTTCAACGCTATATTTTTTAAAAGCAAGATGTAAAATTTTTCCAGATCCAAGATATCTTGGATTGTTATATTTGTCCTGTCCTATGTAAATCTTACCGTTCACTAAATTTGTTGTCTTATATATAATCATAATGGTATTACCTCCTTTTTATTTATATATCTAAGGAGGGTAATAGTTTTTATGATTTTCCTATATCTTTTAAGTAATCTTGATAGAGTTCGTCGTCTGTTTTATAATCAGTAACCGGCAAATCTGCAACGTTCCAAGCATTAACCATTAATCGTCTTGAGTCTGGATTTGTTTTAAGGTCGTGGATTAGGTTTGCGATTTGGTCTATACCAGTTGTTGTTATATCATAAACCTTATCTCCCGTTTCATTTAATACTTGTTTAAAATCTTTACCCCAATTTCTCCACTGAAATCCGTAAATTGGACCAAGATCCCCGAATCTATCACTAAATTCTTTATCATTTTTGATTTTATCAATAAATCTTTTTCTTGCATCTTCTGTCGGCTCTTGATATTCATCTTCAGACGTTGCTAATATAAATCGCTTGTGAGCGTCCCCCACCCAGATAGTATTTCCTTGCTCCAGTAACCATCTTAAATCAGTTCGACCTTGAAGGAACCAAATGAGCTCGGAAACGATCAAATCGAACTTTATGTGTTTTGAAGTTAGCAACGGAAACCCATCGCTCATTTTGTGACGTATTTGTCTTCCAAATACACTCAAAGTACCACCATTTCTAGTTTCTTTTTGTACACCATTATCCAAGATATCTTGAAGTAGGTTACAATAATCTTTATCTAATTTATTCATTTTTATTTATTTGATTTTTGCTGTATAATATCAATCCATGCTTTCAGTATATTCGCCATACTTTGACTTGGTTTTGTATTTTCAACTGAAGATATGTATTTTTGAAAAAAATATTTCAAACTATCAACATCAGATAGTTCAGCCCCGGGTAATGAGGTTTTAACTTCTCTGTTGTCAAAAACATATTCTTTTTGACAGGGTAGTTTGTTATCTAGATTATTCATTTGTAATTATTTTTTCCAATGTAGTTGGCTTTTCAGATACAATAATATTTTTTTTAATTCCATCAAATATTTCAATATCATCATACGGACTAATGATATAAACCATTTCCGTTTTATCTTCATTTAATTCAACTGTCAGCGTTTGGTCAGGATGATAACTATCATAGTATATTTTTACATCATCAACTTCTCCAAGAAATATAATACCTTGCCAACCATTTTTTTCATACATTTTATTGTAGTAATCATCACCATGTTTAAACAAATCTCTATCCTCATAACCTGAGTAAAAAGCATCTTCTATTTGTTGTTTTTCTTTTTCAATGAATATTTGTTTAACTCCATTTGGTACAGATATATCAATTGCTTGTAAATTATCAAACAATTCTTGCATTGATGTTTTTCTATTGTCCATAATTTTTGTTTTATTTAATAACGCTGTTATAAGTTTCCCATTTAATATTACCTTCATTATCTTTAAATGCTAATATAATATCATCATGCTCATCTTTACCTATTGCTACAAAACCATATCCTTCACATATCATAGGAATATAATGATTAGGTTTAATATTATTTGCCTCTTCTAAAATGTCGAAATCACTAGGCATACTAGTATCATTAATTTCACACCATTGTTTTGAAAAATCTGCCATGTTTATTTTTTATTTTAATTGTTTTTATTCTGGTAATTTATCCCAATCTCCCGATGCTAAATTCCAAGTAAGATACCCAATACTCTCTATCCATGAATCTTTAGTGTTTGAAAATAGCCATATCCAAGTTCCTAAAAACATCGGAACTGGACATAGCGGAAGTCCAATAATAATTCTAAGTAGTCTTTTCATCTATAATAGATTTTAATCGTTTAATCTCAGCAATGACATTATCACCTAATTCAATTTTAGACATCATTGATAAGTCTATTACTTGTGAGTATAACAAATCGATTAACTGTTGTTGTATATGAACTATTTCATTGTGTTCATAGGCACCATCAGGACCTATTTGAAAGTCGTCTGAGATGTATGGTGGGTTGTTTTCTGAAGGACCAAATTTGGTTGATTCATTGTAACCAGCCTCGTTTACTTTATTCATTGGTTCTATATTTGGAAATTCGTTTATTCGTTGTTCTTTAATTGATTCAATAACTTTTAACATCGGACTATCTTTATCCATTTTAGTAAGGTTATCTAATAGACCGCTTTTTTTCCATTTTTTGATGATTTCTTTTTTGTTCATATTTTAATTGTTTTTTCTAGTGTGGTCGGTTTTTCAGATACAATAATATTTTTTTTAATTCCATCAAATATTTCAATATCATCATACGGACTAATGATATAAACCATTTCCGTTTTATCTTCATTTAATTCAACTGTCAATGTTTGTTCAGGATGATAACTATCATAATAGATTTTTACATCATCAACTTCTCCAAGAAAT